CTTAGAAGTTTCTTGTGAATCTTGAATGATTGTCGCAATCACTGGACGAATATCTTCTTCCATCTGCTTATTCCAGATTTCAACAGAAAAGATTGATTCAATGTCAAGAGTCCCAGCAGCAAGCGCCTTCTTTGACTTCATGCCGTTGACTTTTTCCATTGTGACCCGTTGCTGACGCTCAATTACTCGCTCAAAACTGCGACCGAGAATTTCTTTCCAACGCTCAAGTTCAAGGTTTTCCTGTTTTGTTTCAATTCCGCCAAATGGCTCAGCCGATGCGACTGCTGTTGGAGGTGGAGCCATTGCTGTCTCTGGTGCTGCCCCACCTGGAGGTGGTGCTGCTTGTGCTGCGGCGAGCGAACCAGCCATGGTGTTCGGGTCAAGCGGGCTTGCCATGCTTCCATCTGGCCCAACTTCAAGACCAGGTGCGCCTGCTGCTTCTGGTGGCATCCCTGGCATTCCTGGCATTCCTGGTTGCCCTGGAGGCATTCCTGGCATTCCTGGAACTGCGCCTTGTGCTGCTTGTTCCATTTCTTTTTCAGTGTTTGCAATCGGTGTCAAGTTCGGGTTCATCAACAACGAGTCAGCAAGGTCAGACTTCACGGTCTTGCGACCTGTTGAATCTCTGTACTCATTCGCGCTCAGCAAGCCAGCATTGAACTCGTCAAGGTGGTAACGCGAACGCTCCTGCTTGTAGAGAATCAGAATTGGAACATGTGATGTATCAAAGTCAACATAGTTAACTTCGTCAAGTTCGTCTAATGCACGAGCAAGCAAATCAAGATGTGGAAGCATTGTTTCGTTCCAAAAAACGCGATGTTCTTCTGCTGCGTTGCTGAATGTTCGCCCAGAGGCATTACCGATTACAGATTCTGGTACTCCAAACGCTGCAAGAATTTCTTCTTTCTGAATTTGTCGCATCTGAACATAGGCGGCATCTCGCGGGTTTGACGATGTATCAACATAATCAACACCGTCATCTGCCGAGATTACAGTTGTTGAGCCAACTCTCGTTAGGTTGCCCCTGAATCTATTGCGCAATTCATCTTTATCGTCGTCGTCAATTTCACCTTTTACAACAAGAATTCCACCTGGGCGACCATCGTTTAGCAGATAGTTCCTGTTGTACACCTTTGCGAGATTTTCAATTTCAATTGCGACACCAGCCGATTCCATGGGGGTTAGCGAAAGGTACGGGTCAAGCGGGTGAGGGCGACGAATCCAGCAAACATCTTCTGGTTTTAGAATTACAGTTTCTCCGTGAGGCATTGTTACCTCGTAGCCAGAGACAAATCTACGAGGGTCTGGGATTGGCGATGTGTGCTGCGGTGGCAACAAGTTCAAACCAATAATTCTTCCGTCACGACCCCTAACTTTTTCAATAAACGCTCCGCGGGTGCTGAGCATCAATTGTGATGAAAGTCGGTAGCGAAAAATAAATGAGTTTTCGCCCATATTTGACTTGGTGTTTAGGATTTCCAAAAGCGGTGAACGAAGTGCGCGGCGACCTTTTAGGATTTCACCATCTCTTGAGTTGTCTTTACGCAAAATGATTGGAAGTCGCGCTTGGTTTCCAGCAATTGCATCAATGCACCTTGAAACCCAAGTGACCTTCTGCATTCCTTCTCGGTATGCCCGTTCAATGTCCCACATATCGTGGTATGCCTTGCCAGCAACACCAGGGTTCATGGCAATAGGGGCGCCAGGTCCAAGCGCCTTGCTGTTAGGCGCAGACGCGCCCTTATTAGATGATGAGTTCCACGCCATAATTTTTACTCAGCGCCCAATATGTATCCGAATATGCCGCATGTTAAACCCGCTACCAGGAATCCGATTGGTGGTGCTATGAGAAATCCTCCAATCGCCGTAAATAGTATAAATGATGCCATCAACAAATTTGCGAAGGTTGGTCTGGTCAACTTTGAACGAATTGCCCTGAATATTTTTTTCATCATGTACAACCTAGCGCACAATTGTGACATACGATAGAACTTGTTGGAGACGAATGTGACTAATTGGGCAAAAGTTTTAGAGTATTTGCAACCGAAGGAACCCCTCTATGTCCCAGAGGCTCCGTCAATAAATCAACGAGTTTTCCTAAGAACTTACTCAATTGAGGCACTTTTTGGCGGCGCTGCAGGAGGAGGAAAGTCTTCTGCTCTTCTCATGTCTGCGCTTCAGTATGTTGATGTGCCTAACTATTCGGCAATTCTTTTCCGTCGCACATTTGCTGACTTATCACTTCCTGGAGCGCTCATGGACCGCTTCAAAACATGGATATCTCCTCATGACGACATCCACTGGAACAACAACAGTTTCGTTGCGACATTTCCCTCTGGGGCCAGAATTTCGTTTGGATACCTAAACAACACTGGTGACTACCTTCGCTATAAGGGTTCTGAATTTCAATTCATCGGCATGGATGAGGTAACGGAAATCCGTGAAAACGATTACCGATATATGTTCTCTCGTCTCCGTCGCCCAAATAGCGGCCCCCTATCCGAAGTTCCACTGCGAATGAGGTGCGCCTCAAACCCTGCGCCGAACTGGGTCCGCCAGCGTTTTATCGTTGAAGGGCAGGAAAAAGGCAGAATCTTCGTTCCTTCACGACTTACGGATAACCCTGGAATTGACGCTGTTTCGTATCGCCAAGCACTATCTGCCCTTGACCCAGTTGAACGACGCCGTCTTGAAGAAGGTGACTGGTGGTCAACAACGCTGGGAAGCATGTTTGAGCGAACATCAATAGTTATTATGGATAATGAAGAAATCCCTCCAATCACATCGTCGGCACGAGTCGTCAGATTTTGGGACCTTGCAGCGACAGAGCCAAATGCCGCGACCCCAGACCCCGACTGGACGGTCGGAACCCTGATGATGTTTGACCAAGGCATCGCATATGTGCTGGATGTCAAAAAGGCACGCCTAAAGAACGAAAAGGTTGAGCAGTTTATTGCTCAGACTGCTTATGAAGATGGGAAATTAGTCCCAATCCGCATGGAGCAGGAACCAGGCTCATCGGGCAAGGCGCTCATGGACCAATATGCGCGATATGTGGTCCCAGGCTACGACTTTGCGGCGATTCGGTCTACTGGAGACAAGGTGACTAGAGCAAGACCATTTGCTGCCGCTGTAGCAAATGGAAATGTCAGGGTTGTGCGTGGAGCGTGGCTAAGTGACTGGATGGACGAACTTTCTTCTTTCCCAGAATCAACCAACCACGACGACCAAGTTGACTCCGCAGTTGGGGCATTTACACATTTGACAGGACTGGGGTTGCCACAGAGGAAAAGAGTCAGTATCGTCGTCTAGGTAACTATTACTAATACCTTAAGCGAGGACATATATGGCTATTAAATCACTGGATGATTTTGCTTCAGCATTGGCAGAATTGAACAAGCAACTGGCTGAGTACATTGACTCAAAACCAGAGATTGATGAAGCAGCAGAGGGTCTTGCAAAACTGAATTTTGCAAAGCGCGAACTGTCTGTTATCTACGACTCATTTGCTCACGGTGTTGGCAACCTGATGGGCTCCAGCGGAATGATTGAGACCGCAAGCGGAATCACGATTGAAAAGAAAACAGCAGCAGACAGAAAGAAGTGGCGTCACCCTGAACTAGCAACTCGCGTTGCTGAGCGTCTGTCTGAAATGTCCGTTGACATGGACACTGGTGAAATCGTCATGAGCGCACAGGACATGGTTGTCAAATTGCTTGATTATGCAGCAGTTTCGTACTGGCGAGTTGGCAAACTTGGAGAAATTGGAGTGAATCCTGATTCGTATTGCGAACAGGGAGATTTTAAAACAAGCATCATCGTTAGGGAGGCAAAGTAATGAATGACATTTATCCACAACTCACAGAACCATTCCCACGGGAAATGGAAAAGATTCTCAACAAGGGTGGCACTGCTCTTACATATATTCCAGTGAGTGAAGTGATTACCAGACTCAACAAAGTGCTTGGTGTTGATAAGTGGTCTTTCAAGATTGTTCGCTGTGAACGCGATGCATCAGACCCAGATTTCATTGTTGCTCATGTGCGTCTTGAGTGGACTCCAGCGATTGGAGAAGATTTCAACATCGTCACTCGCGATGGATTTGGTGGGCAGAAAATTAAGCGCACTAAGGCTGGCGGAATAGTTGACCTCGGCGATGAGTTCAAAGGCGCAATTTCTGATGCTCTGAAAAAAGCGGCACAAACGCTTGGCGTAGGTCTGTACCTTGCCCGCAGTGAAGACGCAATTGAAATTGAGCAAGTCATTGATGCTTCAAATGCACCCATGTCGGAGAGCGAGAAGCGTTGGGAAGAATTCAAGGACGCTTCAAAGAAGTTGACAAAAGAAGAGCGCGACCAACTTGGCGAGTACTGGAAACAGCAATATGGCGACAAGCCAAAGCCAACCAGCGCAAAAGACGCATCAGAAGAAATTCTTGATTTCCTTTATTCAAAATTAGCCCAAATAAAATTGAAGGGCGAAGTCGTTGAATCTGGAAAATAAGGACTTACAACCACCAGCGCATCTTTCTCCGTCCTCTTTGGCGACATTTGAGCAATGTCCGCTCAAGTTTAAGTACGGGAAGATAGACAACATTCCAGATGAGTCTGGCAAAGAGGCGCTGATGGGGAACTTTGTCCACGATGTCTTGGAACTGTTTTACAAATTGCCACCAAACGATAGAACTCTTCAGTCAGCGAGATTCCTTGCTGCAGAGTGCTGGAACAAAGAGTGGGGCGACAAGATTGCAGTTGTTGTCCGTCGTGCTGACGAAATAAAAAAGATTCGCTGGCAGTCATGGTTTTGTATTGAGAACCTATGGCTAATTGAAGACCCGTCAAAAGTGGTTCCCGCTGGGATTGAACACGAACTAAATGATTCTTTAGGTGGCGTAACACTGAAAGGTTTTATTGACAGATTTAGCAATGACGCTGATGGCGGATTAGTTATTTCGGATTACAAGACTGGCAAAACTCCAAACAAAAACTGGGTTTCTGGAAAGTTTGAACAGTTGCGCATTTATGCAGCACTGATGAATATTTCATCATTGTTTAAAGCATCAAAGTTAGAACTTTTGTACCTCAAAGATGGCGTTAAATTCACGGAGATTGTCACAGACGAGACACTACAAAATACGGTTGAGAGAGTGGTTGGAATCAAACAACGAATTGATGAGCGGTGTGTAACTGGTTCATTTGAACCAATAAAATCAAAGTTGTGCGATTATTGTTCATACAAATCAATTTGTCCAGCATGGAGTAGAAAGTAATTTAGTATGAGTTCACTATTAAACGACGACGCATTTGCACGCCTCGTATCGGAGGATGTGAAAAACAAAATTTCATCGCAACAACGGAAAATTTTGTTAGAGCCTAGAAATTGGGCTAGGTGGCAAAAAGCGCTTTTGCTTCTTATTGACAATCTTCAGTCTCAAGTTGACGACATAAATGCCGATGCAGAAGCAGATAAAGAGCGCTACGAAGCACTTGGCGAAGACGGTGTAGTTCTTGCCGAGGAAGCCGAACTTGCATATTCACTACGCAGGACAAAGATTGAGCGATTTATGTTCCATGTGAATAGGCGTCTTGATGAAGTGACTAAGTTGATTGACACTGGAAGCGACGACCACATCAAGGTTGCTGCACAGAATGATGCCGCTCAGGCCGACTTCTATAGGAAAGCAATCATTAAGCATAAAAACCTTCTTGATGAGTATGACCTTGAAGAGACGGCAATTGACAGAGCGCTTTGGGACGCTCTTGACAATCGTTGGACATTTGAATCAATAGACGGAATCTGATGATTCGCAAGCGAAGCAAAAAGAAGGAAGCGGAGTACGAACTTCGCAGACCATTGGTTAAGGCTTTGCTGGAAAAATATCCGTACTGTCAAGCGTGCAAAGTGTTTGCGAAGTATGACGAAAAAACTTTGTTCAATCAAAATCGCTCTGTTGATATTCACGAACTAGTGAGACGCTCGCAGGGTGGTTCAATTTTGGATGAAGAAAACTTGCTCGCCGTGTGCAGGCCGTGTCACAACAGGATTGGAAATTATCCACAACTTGCATTTGATTTAGGACTTGCAAGGCACGGATGGGAACGGTAGTAAACTAGTAATCCTTAGGACCGTTATAGGCGCGAGGGCAGGGTAGGGAGACTTACCCTGTCCTTGCGTCTATTATTTTTTACCCGTATTTATTGGGTTTGCGTAGTAGTCTCGTCGCATGAGCGATTTAAGATTCATGGGGATTGACCTATCCCTTACATCTACTGGCGTGTGCGTTGGTGGGGAATATGTTGCTATTGCGTCAAAGCAAAAAGGGACTGCTCGCCTGATTGAGATTTCAGAAAAAATACTTGAAATCGCTTCTTCAACCAGACCAGCCGCAATTCTAATAGAGGGGTACTCATTTGGCTCAAAGTTCAGTAGAGCACATGCAATAGGAGAACTTGGCGGCGTGGTCAAATCCCTCCTGACTAAACACGGATTCCCAATCATTGATGTTCCGCCAACATGCCGTGCAAAATTTGCTACTGGGAAAGGAAACGCTGGGAAAAAAGAAGTTTTGTTTTCAGTATTTGCAATATCTGGAATTAGTTTTACTGGCCCATCTGCAGACGATGTGTGTGA